AGTTGACGGGCGGGCGCGGCCCGCACGCCGAATTTCACCACGACGCGAAGCTGGACGAGCTGGTCGACCTGCTGACCGGGGAGCTCAAGAAGGAGCCGACGGTCGTCTGGTTCTGGTTCAATGACCAACTGCGGGCCGCCGATGAACGGCTCCGGGCCGCGGGCGTTTCGACGGTGCGGCTGCACGGGGGTGTTGGGCGGGAGCTGCGCAAGGAGCGGCTCCGGCTCTGCCGGCAGGGCAAGCGTCGCGTTGCGCTGGTGCAGCTCCGGCTGGGCCGGTTCGGCCTCAACTACTCTTTCGCGTCGACGGCGATCTACTTCTCGAACGGGTACGAGCACGAGATCCGCGCGCAGTCGGAGGACCGCATCGTCCATCTCCAGAAGAAGGATCCGTTGCTCTATGTGGACCTGGTGGCGCGGGACTCGATTGACGAGGACATCCTTGATTCTCTGGGGAGCAAGGCGGCCAGCGCGGCGGTCTTCCGTTCCAAGATCATCGCCAAGCTGAAGGCCCGAATTGCGACGAGAGCGCCGAACGGCAGACGGGTCGGGGGGTCCTAGAAAAACTCGCCAGCGGGCTTCTCATTCGAACTGGCGGGGTTTCTGGAGGAGGGGATGATGGCTGGGAAGGCGCAATTTCAGGGGGTCAAGGTCCGCGCACCGCGCCAGGGCCGTTCGATCCTCGTGGTCGACTCCGGGGTGGAAAGCGGCTGGGCGGCCTTCACACGTGACGGCTGGGCACAGCTGGAGCCGCCCGTGATGACGGGGCTGGTCTCCCCCAGAAAGAACCTCCCGTGGGAGGACCGCCTCGATGCGTCGTGCGAGCACTATGCGCTCCTCGTGCGCGCGGGCCGTCCGGGTCTGGTGATCATCGAGTGGCCTGCGTTCATGGAGAGCGAAGGCGGGACGATGGTGGCGCGGACGGAGGGCTTGGTCAAGCTGGCGGCATGGTGCGGGGCGATCCGAAGGACGTTCCGGACCTTGGGGCTGCCTGTCTACCACGCGAAGGTCGGGGTGTGGAAGGGGCAGACGTCGAAGCGGATCGTCAACGCGCGGATCGTCAAGCGGCTCGGCGCGGGCGTTTGTCGAGCCTTCAAGGATCACATCTGGGACGCGGTTGGGATCGGCCTTTGGGCGAAGGGGTACCTGTGAGCTACCGCAACATCGAAGGCACCGCGAAGCAGCGGGCCGCCGTCCTTGAGCTTCTCGACCGGTGGTCGCGTTGTGCGAAGTGCGCGATCTCGGGCTACGCGAAGCATCGTGTGCAGTTTCGTGGGCATCTTCCGGCGCGCATCGTCGTGGTGGGGGAGGCCCCGGGCAAGACCGAAGACGTTGTCGGTGTGCCGTTCGTGGGGCGGGCCGGAAAGCTCCTTGATGCGTGGCTTGCGGGCGTCGGGTGCAAGCTGGCGATTCTCAACCTGGTTGCGTGCCGCCCGACCAGTGCGCTCGGGGGCGAGAACCGACAGCCGACGTTCCCGGAGCAGGAGATGTGCTTCTTCTGGTTCCGTTCGTTGCTCCAGCTGGCTGCTCCCCGCGCGGTCATCCTCTTGGGCAAGTCCGCGCGCGAACACGAAGAGTACTTCCGGCCGTACGGCGCGTTGCCTGTGCTGCGCGTTCCGCATCCGGCATACATCCTGCGCCTCGGCGGGGTCAAGTCGGAACAGTTCGAAGAGATCAAGACGCGGATCGAGGCATTCGCGCATGAGCATGGAGGTGGCGCATGAAGGTTCGGGTCCGGGCTGCGGGTGCAGCGACTGGCCGGATTCAGACAGCTGGCCCCAACGAGGCTGCCAAGGGGGGAAGTCTGTGCAGGTTCCCGAAGAGCCTGTGGAACTTCTGGAAAGACGGCTGCACGCAGTCCTTCTGGAAGTCCTTCAATTCTTGCCGGGAACAGACGCGCCTCAAGTTCGTTGAGGGCTGGACGCGGCGATCCGGATCGTTGGCGCTGGAGTTCGGGTCGTGCATCCACTGGTGCTTCTCGCAACTCTATAAGGGTCCGCTGCCCTGCGAGAAGGATATCCTGCAGACCCTCAAGAAGTACGACGAGGTCTGGCGCGCTGAGAACCGGATCACGACCAAGAAGTCCGACGAGATCATGGACAAGGTCTACGGCCTCGCCGAAGCCGTTCTGCCCACCTACATCCAGAGATGGGCCGGGGACTGGACCGGCAAGTATCCTCTCGGCAACCCAAGCGTGCGGCCCGCGAAGTGGGCTCACCTCGAAGGCCGTTTCAAGGTCCCGTACACGTTCGAGGACGGCCTGGTTTCGTACGTCCAGGGGGCGATCGACGGCGTGTTCGACGATTCGAAGGAGCAGCTCTGGCAGTTCGAGTCGAAGACGAAGTCCGTGATCGACGAGGACGAGATCATGGACACACTCCCGCTCGATACGCAGTGCCTGCTCTACCTCTGGGCGTTGAAGCAGTTGACCGGGCGGATGCCGCGGGGCGTCCTCTACAACGTGGTCCGGCGGCCCGGGCTGCGGCTGTCGGCGAAGGAGTCGATCAACGATTTCTTCGGTCGGTGCAAGGACGATGTGCAGAATCCGAAGCGCCTGGACCACTACTTCATCCGGTACGAGATGAAGATCGAACCGAGCGAGCTCGACCACTGGGAGAAGACCTACCTCGGGCCGATGATGCGCACGGTGCGGGCGTGGTGGGAGGGAACTGGGGAGCACTGGATGGAACCGGCGGCGCTCTCCACCAAGTACGGCCGAGCCGACATGTACGAGGCGATCGTCCACAACAACTTCACGCCGTACCGAAAGCGGAAGGTCGCGTTCAACGAGCTCGGCGAGTTCATGCAGTAGGAAAGGGGCGTACCCGATGGCGAAGGTGCTCACGACGAAGAAGGTGAAGGGGCCTGTGAAGGCTGGGAAAGGAGGGTTGGCGTTGAAGCGGAAGGGGGGACTGCCGGACGTCTCGTTGCCGAGCGAGCCGACCGCGCTGTCCAAGGACATCCGGGACTTCTCGATGCTGATTCACGGGGAGAAGAAGATCGGGAAGACTAGCTTGCTGGCGCAGGAACCCGGCACGCTGTTCCTGGAGTTCGACCCTTTGCAGAAGGGTGTGTCGATTCACCAGCGGCAGGTCCCGGACTGGCCGCACTTCCTGGCATACATCAAGCTATGCGAGGAGCAGGTCGCCGCCGGGAAGTTCAAGTTCCGTAACATCGTGATCGACGGGGTGGACCTGATGTACAAGTACTGCTTCAAGTGGTCCTGCAAGCAGATGGTCATCGAGCACCCCCACGACGAGAACGACTTCGGCAAGTCGTGGAACGTGATCAACGGGAACTACCGCGAGGCTTTCCTGCGCCTCCGGAACCTCCCCGGGGTCGCGATCCGGCTCGTCTGTCACTCAAAGTGGCACGAGACGAAGACGCGCGGCGGCGGCAGCACCGAGAAGCTTGTCCCCACGTTGACGGCGTCGGCCGAAGAGGCCCTGGTCGGCGACATCGATATCTGGGCAGCGTATGCCTACGACGGCAAACGCCACGTCCTGATCGTCAAGGGCGACGAGCGGACCGGCGCGGGCCACCGTGTCGACCATGCCTTCCGCACCCCAGAGGGCGAGATGGTCGAGGAGATTGACATGGGGGACTCGCCTCAGGAGGCCTACCGGAGGCTCGTGGCGGCCTTCGAGAATCAGCAGACGTACACCACGATCGAGGAGCTGAAGGAGCAGCAGAAGTCGAAGAAGCAGAAGCAGGGGTCGGGCAAGAAGCTCGTCCTCAAGGTCCGGCGACGCTAGGTGCGTCGCGCAAAGAAAGGGAGCACTGCCGTGGCGAAAGCTGCAACGAAGAAGTCGTCGAAGGATTCAGTCGGCAAGCTGTGGAACAAGGCCAAGGAGAAGGCCGCGGAGATGGGCACCGGGTTCGTGACGGTTGACCCGGCTGTGTACCTCTGCTGCTTGACCAACGCGGAGGTCAAGGAGTCCGACGAGAAGAAGTGGCTCCACGTGGACTTCGAGTTCACCATCGTCCAGGAAGGCGACTTCATGGGCGAGACGATTCACCGGCGGGACGGGATCATGGACGAGCAGCAGCTGTCGTACCTGATCGCGGACCTGAAGCGGCTGGGCGTCGACGCGGACCAGCTGGAGATCAACTCGACCGAGGATCTGGAGAGCGTGCTCTCCGAGCTGGTCGAGGCCAAGCCGTGCGCCAAGATCCGGGTCAAGGAGGCGGGCGAGTACACCAACGTGTACATCAACAAGCTCGTCGAAGTCGATCCGGACGAGCTCGCCGGGCTGCTGGAGCAGACCGCCAGCACCGAGGGCGAGGCCGAGGAAGCCGAGGAGGCCGAGGAAGGCGTCGAGCTGGAGGTCGGCGCGAAGGTGCAGTTCGAGGTCGAAGGCGAGACCATCACCGGCGAGGTCAAGGAGATCGACGGCGAGACCGTCAAGGTCAAGCGCGACGACACCGGCAAGATCCGCAAGATGAAGGTGGACGCGCTCTCGATCCCGGCGGCGGAGGAAGAGGAAGCCGCCGAAGAGGAGGCCGAAGAGGAGGCCGAAGAGGTCGAAGAGGCCGAAGAGGCCGCGGAAGAGGAGGGCGACACGGCGGAGCTCGTCAAGGGCAGCAAGGTCGCGTTCCCCTTCAAGGGCAAGGAGGTCACCGGCGCGGTGACCAAGATCGACGCCAAGGCCGGGAAGCTGACGGTCAAGCTGGACAAGGGCGGCAAGTCGGTCGTCGTCAAGGCCGACGCGGTCGAGCTCCTGGAAGGCTAGCAGCGGATTCGCGCTGGAGGGGTGCGCCCGCACGGGCACCCCTTCTGCCTTGAGAGGAGGCAATGTGCGCCACTACATCTACAACGCGGGGCCGTTCTTCAACGCGGCGCAGGTCGCTGCGATGGAGCGGTTGGAGAAGCTGGAGGGCGACAACAACCTCGACTTCTTCGCACCCCGTCTCTCCCCAGAAAGCGACCTGATCCGGCAGGGTGATCGGTCGGCCGAGACGTTCCAGAAGACCTTTGAGCGGGACGTCGAGGAGATCGGCAAGGCGACGATCATGGTTGCCATGCTGGACTGGCTGATGCCTCCGGAGGAAGAGGTCCGGATCCTCCGGCATGAGGGTGTGCCTGGGAAGCCTGGGTACCACCAGCAGCTATCGGCTCCGCTCAATGTCCCGGACAGCGGCACTGTCTTCGAGCTGGGGCTGGCCTTCGCGGCGGGCCTGCCGGTCATCGGGGTGCGGTTCGATTGCGAAAGGCCGCTGAACCTGATGCTGTCGGAATCCTGCTTCATGCTGTGCCAGCACTGGCCGCAGCTGGCGGATGTTCTGGAGATGCTGAGCGGGTGGACAGGGGGCCGGATATGATGCCGAAACGGCTGGATCTCTTCGGGCTGCTGGTCGGTGCGCCGATCCGCCTGCGCTATGTGCGACGCTTCTCGACGTGCCGAACCGGATGGCCGGAGAGCGTTGCCGAGCACTCGTTCTACACGTCGATCTACGCGATGATCCTGGCCCAGATGGCCGAGGGCCCAGACCACCAGGTCGACATGGCCGAGCTCCTCCAGAAAGCGCTCCTGCACGACTTCGAGGAAGCCGTCACCGGGGACATCAACCGTCCGTTCAAGATCTCGCACGACGACCTGAAGCACGCGATCGACGGGGCTGCGTTCCTGGCGTTCGACCGGGTCTGGGTTGGGATCCTGCCGGATTGGTTGGCGCGGCATCTGGCCGATCGCTGGACGAAGGCGAAGGACAAGTCCGTCGAGGGGCGGATCGTGGCCTTCGCGGACTTCCTGTCGGTGCTCTCGTACGTGGTCTCCGAAGTCCGGTCGTCGAATCTGACGATGCGGGAGCACACAAAGGGGATGGCCGAGTACCTGGCGCTGTTCGACGGTTCCGAATTCGACTTCCTGCGGCCGGAGATCGAACAGGCTCGTTCGATTCTCTACGGCTACGTCCTGACGGGGCAGGAGGAGCAGCAGTTGATGGAAGAGGCGGTGAAGCGTGTCAACAAAGCCTAGTCGACCGGCCAGGAAAGAACTAGAGGCCGCGGTCAGAGCGGATCGCGAACGGCAATACGGCGATGCTACGACCGGGCACACAAACCTTGGCCTCGCGTGGACCGGCCTTCTGCAGAACCACTACGGGATCGTGCTCGACCATCCGCTGCCTGCGCACCTCGTTCTCCTTATGATGTCGGCAAGCAAAGCGAACCGGGCGGCCCGGGGGTTGATGCACATCGAAGACAACTACGTCGACGGCGCGATCTACTTCAACCTTGCCGGAGAAGCGGCCCTCAAGGCTGAGGAGGCCCGCGATGCGTGAGAGCCCTTCAGCGACCTTGCTCTACGCGCACCCGCATCCGTTCGCGTTGATCTACGACCTGTTCCACCACGATAAGCATGGGACGCCGCTCAGGCCGCCGCGCAGAGCGTCGGACGAGGAGTTCGAGTTCGTCCTCCAACTTCTGAAAGAGGACTGGTGCGGCCTGCTGGAGTTTCCGACCTACGTCTGGCAGATGGTTCTGCCCCGCTCCTTCCACGCGCAGGTCCGCGTCCACAGGCACTGGAGCTTCTTCTCGCAGAGCCACCAGCTCTACGAGCCTGCGCACTTCGCAGACGAGGGTGACTACTTCAAGATACCAGGCCTGACGCCTCTGTGTCGTGACATCGAGCGCTCGTCGATGAAGCATGCCGAAGACGCTTACGGCGACCTGCGCGAAGCAGGCGTCCTGCCCTCGCTGGCCCGGGGCGTGCTTCCGATGCACATCAATCTCGGGCTGTCGGTTGGAATGAACCTTCGCTCGCTCTTCCAGGTAGCGGTCGAACGGCGTTGTCACATCCTGCAGGGCACTTACTGGAATCCGCTATTGGATCAGATGAGCGCGGCGCTCTGCGCGCTCGACGAGCGCTACGCCAGGCTCTTCGAGCTTCAGCCTTGTGACATCAGCGGGCGTTGTCTGTCAGCCATCGAACAGGAGCTACGAGTCAAAGGCAAGGACCCACACGCTGTGTGTCCGCGGTATCTGGCAATGACAGCGAGGCCGGGAGCAACTTGCTGCGGCAGAGGCTGTAAGGGTTGCCTCAAGCACGCTCGCGAGCACGGCGTTGCCGTGGAGAGGGACAACCACCGATGAACACCCGAGAGGACATCGCGTACTACGCCAAGTACGCTGCGAACAAATGCGGCCTCGTGGCCGGACAGCTGGAGGTCACGGACGATTGCTTCCAGCACTGCCGGTTCTGCGAAAGCTGGCGAGAACGGCAGGCCTCTTTCCGCAAACTCACCCACATGCCCTTTGAGCTGGCGACGTCGATCGTTGTCCAACTGCAACGCGACTTTCGCCACTTCGAACATCTGTCCTTGACAGGCGGGGATCCGCAGGCCTGGAGCTACCTGCCCAGGTTCCTGCGCTGGTTCGCGACCAGCACCGACGGGCGGCTGGCCTTGCAGATCAGCACGGCGCTGGCCCGGGACATTGAAGACGTCGACCTGTGGCGCACGGTGGTCAACGACGTGCGGCTGTCGCTGGACGCGATCACGCCAGAGGTCTATCAACAACGGCGCGGGGACAAGGAGAACACTCCCCAGAAGATCCTCGACCGGGTGGCAGCGCTCGCCCATCCGCGTTTCGCCACGATCACGACGGTCGGACCGGACAACGTTGACGAGGTGCCGAAGATCGTTGAGGCGCTGGACGCGTTGCACCTGTCCGGGGTGCCTGTGCGGAAGATGATGTTCCTGCCGGTGTTGGGCAAGCGGGCTGAAGGGGAGGACGACCAGTTCTGGGGGAGGTGGGCGGAGTACGTTTCAACCTACTCGTTCAAGGAGGGGCCGCCGACGTCGTTCGGGGAGAATCCCGCAGCCATCCGGGCCGAGATCAAGAGTCCCGCGGGCAAGGCCGTCCGCTGCTGGGTCGGCAACATCGCCTTCCACATCAAGCCGAACGGGGATTACTACGCCTGTTGTCTGTTGGGGGGCGAGGCGCTCCCGACGAATCGGGAGTTCAAGCTCGGGAACGTGGCGCAGGAGGATGTCTACGCGATCTGGCAACGCTACCTCCCGGGGTTGCACTACGCCAACTGCGATTGCGGGTGCGACCAGATCTGCCAATACAAGCAGTACCAGCTCAATCGGGCCGCCGAGCGCGCCTTCGCGACGCGCCTCGCGATGCCCTAGGAGGGACGCATGATGTCCGCTGAACCGAGGGTGCAGTTGTTGTCGTGGACGAGGTTTCCTGTCGAAACGTTGGGGGCCGTCTGGCAGGCTTCGCGGGACAACGAGCCGGTTGCCGAGCCGATGGTGCGGCCTCCGGACAACGAGCTGTTCCGCAAGATCATCCAGTCGAAGATTCCGGTCTCGCAGATGATCGACTTCGTCTTCCTGTTGCACGACGTCTCGATCTCGTTCCGGGAGCAGATGGTGCGCCACAAGATCGGCGTCAAGGTGGGCGACCGGATCGGCTCGGACCTGGCTCCGGACC